TTCGTACCATGTGTATGCGTCAGGGTTAACGACTAACAATGTTCCGTCTCCGTCGCCGCCGTTTGTTGGGTCTACGTATAGGTTCAAGCCCGCTACGTTTCCAGTCAATGAAGTTGGCACTGCAACACCTGGCTGGTTGCTTGGTTGTGAAACTGCTGAATAAATTGGGCGACCTGCGTCGTTCAATGTCATCAAGTTTGACCATTGACCAGTTGAAGCGATCAAGTTGCGCGCAAATGGATTTGCAAGCCCAGCAGTTGCGCCATAAACGCTTGCTGCACCGCGACCGATAATTCCAAGCAATTCAGCAGCTGTTGGGTATGTTGCTACTGTTGTTGCGTCGACTGTTGCGCCAGCGATTAACTGTGCATTGACGTATGAATTTTGCGCTTTAGCCATAGCCGCGACCATGTTACGAAGTAGTTCGTCGTAGAACAGGGGTGACGTGCGTGTAAGTAATTCCACGCTAAATTTCTGCTGACCCGCGAACTTTTTGACGTCCACTGACAAGAACGCGCTGTTTTGATCTGTGTTAGAAAAGATTGCGTCCTCAGCAGCAATTGCCACTGTTGGTGCAGCAGTAATCTTTGGAATTTCAAAAGTCATTCCAGCGTCAGGCAATGTGCCGCGACTGATCGCGTCAATGCTTGGGCGAATTGTTGTTGATAGTCCGTTGATAACTTCTGTCAATTGACGTGTTGGTACAAGCCCAGCATTGTCTGTTGTGTTGTCTGCTGCTAAAACGTACTGGCGCGCTGATTCGTCGCCTGTTGCTGCTAGCACTTTGTTTTCTAAGTACTTTGCAGCAGTAATTTCAATGCGTGGTGTGGCTTTCCAGCCGCCCACCTTGTTTGATGTTGCTGTTACTGACTGTGCGGCTTCGACCGTTTCGACGGCTTCCGCTGGTGTAACGGTGTGTTCCACTTCGTCGTCCTTTTCTGTTGGTGTTGCTTCAGGTTCGATTGTCGAATCTGAAATCTGTTCGTCCTCAGTTGCCGCGACTGATTCGACGCGGGCTGATCTAATTGCGGGTTCGCTTGTCAATGCAACGGCAGTCAATTCACCTGCAAGAATTCTGACTGTCCCGTCCTTTAATGTTTCGTATTCGTCAAACGAAACCTCAACGCTGAAACCGTCGCGTAAACCTTCCATGGCTTCAACCAATGCGTCATTTCCCGCAGTTGTCTCAGCAATTTTGAAAGTCGCGTCAATTCCTGAATTGTTAGCTGAAATTGCAGTGTCTAAAGTTTTTCCAATTCTGCGGGTACGATCATGTTCAAGGTTTAGCAAAACGGCAGTCGGTTCAATTGAACCAGCAGCAAATTGCACTTTGCCTATTGAAGCGTTTCCAGTTTCCTCAAATGTCACAATGCGACCGGAAATTGTTCGACTGTTTGAATCAGCAGCCGTGATTTTCATTGGTGTGATAACTTTTTTCATAGCAGCATGTCCTCCTCCTCGCGGATTTCTTCGATTGACATTGCGCCAATACGATTTAAAATTTCATAAACCTGCGCGCGTTCGTATGGGTTGCCGCGTAGGAAATCGTCTAAATCAAAAGACACCCGATTGCCTGCTGGGGTGAAATCAGGAAAACTTAACCTTTGTTCCACAATTGACATGTAATTTCTAAACGCGAAGTCCACAAGGTCGCGACGTTTATCCAATGCGTTGGAATACGTGAAACTGCTTTGTTGTGAATCGGTGAAGTATGCAGGCAAACCACACGCGCGTGACAATTCAAGCGATACGTAGTTTCTTGCTTCATTTAACTGCAAATTGCGTGGATCGTAACCAATTGTTTCTAGTGTTACGTCAGCGTTCAAAAATGCTGTGCTGCGTGAAGCACGTGCGGTTTTCCACGCAGTCAGCAATTTTGAAACGCGATCTGCTGGCAGTGATGTGCCATTTGATTTCAAAACCATTTGTGGAATTGGTTCATTTGCAAAATTCATTGCAGCACGTTCCAATGACGCGGCTGCCTTAATCGTGCGACCTGCACGACTTAGCAAACCTTCCTGCGTGTTATTGAATACGACCAAATTTGCGGGATCGACATAAGCACCGTCGATTGCGTATGAAGCAATTTCGTAACCCATGCCGTTTGTTGTAATTGTTACGCGTTCAGGCGCAATGCGTTCCATTGCGCGAATCTTGCCCGTATCTGCATAACGTTCCATAACGTAGGCATAAGCAGCAGGGTGAAAGAATAAATCGGAAATGATCCAGCCCCAGAATGTTGCACCTGGGATACGTGGATCAGGTTGGTTGATAACGCGGGGCTGCGTGACTTTTTCGCCTGTTGCCTCATTGCGTGTGTGCATTGGTAGTGATCCAATTGTTTGGATAATTCCTAATGCACGTGCAACGGTTGGCACTGACATTGCTTCAGCGCGTGAAGCAGTTACTATCCCGCCGAATAGAAATAGATTTCCTACTTCACTGTAATACGGCGCGATAGCAGCTGCGTCCACCTGTGCGGCTTCAACCGTGACGGCGGTATCAGCCTTACGTGCGAATAGATCAGTAAATCCCATGCCCGAATTCTTGCAGGCTTATACGATCAACCAACCATGATGTCAAGATCATTGTCTGGGCGTGTCGCGAAGTGTGTGGCGAGACTGACTGCCACTGCCCCGCAAACGACGGACTGTGACGCCCTTCGTCCTATTACCCAGCCGCCGTCCCCACGACGCAATTGCACTGCTGCTAAAACTTCCTCAGATAATTGACTTTGACCCCTGTGCTTTAAACGACCGCTGTTGATCGCACTTAGCATTTCGTCACAAGCCTGCGGGTAAGCGTTGTCCATGTCGAAAACGGGGATTCCCGCTGGGGCTAATCGCGCCGCGACCGCGCCACTGGTTTTGCGGCTGTATAGCACGTATTCGGTTGGATACCTGCGGGCATAATCTGCAAGGTCGTTGGCAATTGCCTTGTCATCTAACTGCAATTCGTTTGACCAAGTATGCAGCAGTTTCACCACAAACTTTTCGTCGCCCAATTTCTGCGCGCCCACAAGACTGGCATGACGGCGATCTGGTGAAAGGTCAATGGCAAGCCACGTCAGTTTGTCAAGGTCAAGGTCTGCGGTTTTGTCCAGGCAGTTACCCCATGAGGCTGCGTCGACCGCGCTGTTAATTGCCACAACCCAGCGGCACAACACTTCAGTCATCACAACGTCAGGGGGATCGTTCAAAACGCTTTTGACGTTGTCGGCATGAATCAGCGTTCCCATTGACGGGTTGCTGTGCCGCGCGTTTTCCACGCTGATTTCGTCGGTTGGTGCTGACCATTCAAAATAACCAATGTCGTCCTCAACCCCTGCAATGCTTGCAAGCGCGCGATCGCGGAATTGGTTCAGTACGACGGACGCGGAATCGCCAGCATTTGTATACGCCATGACCATTGGGTTTGCCGCTGCCATAAGGGTATAGCGAAGCGAAGCAAACGATTCAATGTCAGTCATCTCACGTAATTCATCAAGATGAATGGTGGACGGTCGCGAAACGCCGCGAGCAGCTGATCCACCAGCACGGACAATAAAACGGTTACCCATTTTGGTTTCAATTTCCTCACCACCATGCTGCCAGCGAATTTTCTTGACCTGTTTTGCTAATGAATCATTGGCTTCGATCACCTGAACCATTGCGCGAAACTGTTCAAGTGACGTAGACAAGCGGTGCGCTGATCCAATTTGCAGGGTTTCGTTCCACAAAAACAAACCGCCCAGAATTCTGATCTGCTGCAAAAACGACTTACCGTTTTGCCGTGCCACCACAATGCAATTGACTGGGGTTGCCCAGCGACCGTCAGGCTTGACTTTGTGGCTGTTGATAAGCGCAAATTTCTGCCATTCAAGCAGATTTATTTTCAAACTGCTGGCTAAATCAACCAATTCGTGCCCCCTAGACGGTAAATCATTCAGCGGCGTGTGAATTCGGGGCGTTTGTACGCCGATTAGGGCGTTTTGTAGGTCTGCGTCCCTACCCAAAACCGTTTCGACCCCTTTCGAGGCTTCTGGGGGCTTCTGAGGGCTTTTGACGACCTTTCTAGTCATTTTCGTGGCTTTTCGAATCGTTTTGGGGGGAATGTATTCCAT